ACTTAACCGTGCTGCCTAGGGCTTAAATTACTGAATGTTTCAAAGTGCTTATCTCCTAAACACGATGCAAAGATATTAATATTTTTCGGTTCTACCAAAACTTTTCCCGAAAGATATTAATATTTTAACTTTTATTGGCTGTTTATGTTGTAAGCACGTATATTTTCGGTCGTTCTAGGTCGTTTTCGGTCGTTCTAGGGTAGTGTTCTTCGCACAAAAAATGGGCAGAGAAACGCTCTCCTGCGCTCCCTGCCCTTTAAAGATATTATGATTGAACCTATTGAACTCTCTTCTTGATGCGCTCCTTTATCCAGCAAACCGCAAAGATTGCCAGGAACAGCAATACGCAATCGCCAGCGAATAATCTTATCTTATGCCATGTGCTCGTTGGCTTCTCTACCTCCTTGGTCTTGTATCGGTTCACGTAATACTTTACCTTCACGGTGTCGGTCACGAATTTGTAAATGTCGCCCACGATGGTGTCGGTCTTTGTTGTCGTCATCCATCTGGTGGTCGTAAGATTGTGCCACCGCTCTTTGATTACAGTGTCGCCCTTGATGTACACCAGCACGCTGTCATGTTTGATTACGCTGTCCTGCTGCCGGGTGTCCTGCCAGTGGATCTGTCGCTGGTTCACGCTGTCACGTCTTACGCTGGTGTGTGCGCTGTCGTGATATACCGTGTTATTTGTGGCTGATTTTGCGCAGGAACAGCCAAAAATCAAAAGTGGGGTAATTATAAGCATGGCGAGAAATAACGCCACAGAACGCAAATTTCGCCCTTTTCTTGAATTTTCCATACTTTATAAACGTTAGATTGATGTGATTATTACGCAAGCACCTTAATATTCAAGGCTTCCTTGGCTCGCTTCAAGTACTTCTCGCAGGCTGCCAGTCCATTGTACCCACCATTGATGCGCTTGCGGATAGCCTTCAAGTTGTCTTGGTCTGCCAACTCGTTGCAGCCGAAAGTGTCGAATACCCACATCGAGGATTTCGTTGCTCCCAGAGAACGCTCCAGGAGTTCGGGACTGCCCACAACATCGAAGCCGCAATAATTTGCATACTTCCGGTAGTTGGCTCGCCCGGTAATCTGTATCAATCCCCTACCCTTGTACTTCACGCCATCGCCCTGCTGGGTGTTGCCGAGGTCTTTCCTGCCCTCGTAGGCTCTGCCGCTTGCCAGTTCCTTTGTGTATCTCAACTCTCCGCTTTCGTGGGCAATCTGTGCGAGATAGTGCGCCATTCGCAAAGGCGTATTGATGTGGAAATGCTCTGCCCATCCGTTGATGATTGGAAGGTAGGTGTCTGCCCTGCTGCCTGCATTTGGCATTACCTTAATAAGTTGCGCTCTAGTTATCCTCATTATCTCCTCCTTTCTTCCGCTCTTCCTTCATTATCTCGACAACTGCCTTCGCAATTTCGTCCTTGTTCTCGAGTATCACCTGCATAGTACGGTCTTGCTTGCGTATCTCAGCCTTCTCATACGCTTTTTCTCTAATACTTTTGAACTCGCACAAAAGCAGATAAACCGTCCAGGCGATTGCGAACAGAGGGAAGGGAGAGATAATACACGTAGCCACGTCCATAAGCGAAGCAATACCGAATGTCGGGAAATACTTCTTCGCCTTGTCGCACGTCTTCTTCAATCCGGTTGACGTTCTTGCAACATGCAGTTCCTTCGCCTTCTGTATGCCTGCTATCAGGTCAATTGTCATCGCTATCAGAATTGTCGTGAAACAGATAAAAATTACTAGGGCGCACAAATAAAGGTGGTGCACCTGAAAATCGTGAAATACTTCGCTCATATCAATTTATTTTTTTTGGTTATTCCAATTTTTCCCAGTCAATGGTCACGCCCTTCCCGATGATGTCTGCCGTCCACCTGCAGAATGCCATACCCTCGTATCCGTCCGGATCACTGGCTACGGCAATAGCATACTGTACACAGTCGCTCTCGGTCTTGATTACCTTCGGATAGAAGTCCGCATAAGCCATATTCGCCAAATAGAGAATATCCCCGAGGGTCGTGCCCTTTGAGATTATCTCGTTGTTTGTCGCCAGCCGGATTTCATCTACCGTCCAACGATGGCTCGTTCCGTCTACGTTCTTCATCTGCTCGCTTGCCTTGATTGCTAGCTGCTTCGTGAAGTGGTAGCCGTGCTTGGCAACGTATGCCACGTACCCACTGGCTCCCATGAGTGCCTTTGCTGCCTTCTCGTATGGTAAGCCGTGGATGATGTCGATCTCTTGGTGCTGGTGTCGCTCTTCCTCGCTATCGCAGGAATGGCGCAAAACGATTATTTTCTTCATTGTGCGCCCTCCTATCCTAGTTTGTCGAGTAACTGTTTAACCATGCCACGAATGCCGCTTATATCGCCCTCAAGTGCCTTGAAACGCTTTTCGGTTTCCTGCTTTTCCTTGATTGCCGGGTTCAAAGCTGCAAGAAGTTCTTCGCCCTTGGCTTTTCGCTCCTTGCTTGGCTCGTATGCCTTGATTATCTCATCAGCTTCATTTACCAATTTCCCGACTTCGGGCAAAAGGTCTGCCTTGTCGGTTGCCAGTACGGTTTCGCCTGCAAAGGTTACTCCAAGGTGTTCGGGGATAGTGTAGATTGTCTGCTTTCCCTCCACCTCGATTGTTACGTCTCGCATTGGCTGTCCGCTGCTGGAAATGGTTGCGATGCCAGTGTTGATGTGCGGCTGGTTGTCTACGACCTTGCCTTCCTTAACTTCCACCGTCTGCTTGTCTAGCAGATAGACCGGGTGATTTCTTTGTATATTCTTAAATTCCATAATGCGCTCTTTTTAGATAATTCGATAAATAGACAAAAAGGGGTCTCACTGATAGAACAGCGAGTTGCCCCTTGATAGATTTTGTTTAGACCGCCTACGCTCCAGTTGTGGTTGTGGTGGTCTTCAGCTGCTGGATAATGAAACCAGTCTGCTCTCTGCGCTTGCTGTCCTCCAGCTGGATGCGAAGGTCTTGCTCCCAGTGGTTGTTGAGAACGTCAACGATGCGCTGGGTGTTGTCCTTGCCCGAGTTCTTCAAGTCGCAAACGACCGTCTGGATGAGGTTGCCGAGGTTACTGAAACCTCGCTCCAGCCCAGTATTGGTGTAGCAGAACCCCTGCTGCATTGCGTTGATGATGTCCTTCTGCCCCAACTGGTTCTCGTAGCCCATACGATTGATGTTCTGCTGCGTGGTGCAGCAACAGTCCTTCAACTGCTGAATGATGTTGAGGTTTCCGAGGTTCGCTGCGTTGATTACTCGCTCTGCGCTGAAACCAACCTTGCCGCCTACATTTTGGATTGCTGCCTGCACGCCACAGACTGCATTCTGCAGCTGGTTCATATCGCAGTTAAGATTCTGCGCCAGCTGACCAAGAGCAACGTTGTTGCCCTTCACTGCGTCCATCAGGAGAGCCGTATTATTGCCGTCCTGCATCTGTGTGCGAAGGCTCGCAATCTGATTCTGCAATTCCGTGTCCTGCAAATTGCCGCCACGGTTATTCCAGTCTCGCATCCAAGCCATCATCATCATATAGGCAAACGGGTTATTCATCCAGTTGCCCATACCACCGTTCATTGCTGCCAGCATAGTTGCTGGATCATTGTCTCTACCTCTAGCGAGCAAGGCTGCTGCTAGGTTGTCATTGCCACCGTCCCCAGTGCAATAAACTTTTTCGATTGTGTCTGCCATAAAATTTTGAGTTAATTATGTCGTGGAAGCCAAATATTGGAATCCGCTGCAAAGTTACTCTGATTTTCGGCTCGCTCCAAAAAGTTAGTGCAGGGGTATTTATCGAATTATTGTCAAAGAACGCTTTTGGTTATTTTCTTTTTGTTTCTTAAATGCAAATCGGCTCAACGTCCTTGTTAAGAAGGGTCGCTTGTGCCGTGGCAAGTCGATAAACTCGAGAAGTGCTGATATAGGTGTACGCCATCTTGCAAAGATGTCTCACTGCTGGAACGGTGCGGTTTAATACGGTCGCAGTGGTCGTTATGCTGAATCCTGCGTGTATCATCTGCTCAACTACCATACATCGTGTCATTACGAGGTTTTCGGCTCTCGACTTGCCGAGAACGTCTTCTCTCGTAATGCTCAACTCTCCGTTCGGCAGTTCGATGGCGCAACACTTGATTACGTTGTCTATAACTCGCCATAGTTCTTTCTCCTTGTCATTCATAATAAAATGTTTTAATCGTCTCCTAACATAGAATCAATCATTCCGTCAATGGCTTCATCGGTCATGCTCTTCTTAATAGAAGGATCTGCGCCAATTGACTTCATCATCATAGCTACCCAGGGGTTGTCACTCTCCAGCGTGGATTGTATCTGCTCCTTGTATGCTTCGTGAAGTTCGCCCGATTCCTTGAAATCCAAAAGAACCGTGCGCAAGGCTTTCACTGCGTAGTTATCCATCAGCAAGGGATTGTCCCTTGCCGATGATAGTTTGGTAAGAAGCACAGCCAGTGCTTCATGTAATTGTTTCTTATTCTTCTTCATATTGTCTTACTTTTAAATTTCTAAAGTCAGCGACTTAGAGTTCAAGTTTACCACCACAAGCATATCTTCTTGAGGTTTTAGTAACTCCTGCTTTAGGAGTTACTGGTTTTGCTCTACCTGTTTTATTTCTCATAATAATTTATTTTATTTATACAATTTTATTTGTTTTGAACAAACTCTGCAACAACAAGTTTATTATCATCTGTCTTGATTAAGCGTGCATAGGTATCGTATGCCGTTGCCAAATATGTAATCTTATTAAGAAGTGGACCATGTGATGATCCTTGCATTTTATACATGTAGCTATCACCATTGTTATAGCAAAAAGTGCTACCTCCTTGCGCTCCTGCGAAGACTACCTCCAGGATGCCTCCTTTCGATGCCTTTTGAAACCAATCGTATACGTTGATATTATACGACAAATCCATGTTAACAATCTGATGATTTGCAACAAATGGAATACTAATATTTCCTTTGTTGTCTAGTTCCTTTCTATAATCAGAATCATTAACAATAGCTGTGTTAAAACTTGCTTTTATTTTCGCCCAAAGCTTCTTTAGTCCACTTTCATCTAAGAAATTCATACAAACCTCCTTTCTAATTTAATGCATCAATTACCGATATTGGGATTGCGCTGTCCGCAGTTGCACCAGTGGCGATGCCGTTCAACTTGGTTTTGAGTGCTGCCGTGAAGTCTTCGGTCGAAAGCCCCTTCCCGCTTACCACGTCTACTTTCTTCGCAAGGGCTGCATTTACGTCTGCCGTCTTGGCATAAGGCGACAAGTCGTAGGTGGTGTTCGTGTCAGTCCATGGAACGTTAACGTATGCCTTGCCGTTGCCGTCAAGCGCAACTGGGTAGTTCTTGCCACTCTGCGAATAACCAAGGGTAATACCACCCTTTGTGGTTGAACTTGCGGTTGGCAAAGAGTAATTATTGGCATTGTTTGCTATTCCATCAAGTTTAGTTTTATTTGCTGCTGTCATAAGACCAGCTCTAGTACTTGCTGCGGGTAATGTAAAAGAAATAGGACTGCCAGTTCCAGTGCCAAAAGATATTTCTAGTGAATCAGTGTTGTAAGTAATACCTATCATTCCATTAGGTGCAGTAATAATCGTACCAACATCAATACTGCTTTTGACCTTTGATGTATCAAAAAGGTCAAGTTTATTTTTATCTGATGGTATCATAACACCAGCTGTGCTTCCTGTAACCGCTTCTAAGTCAAACATTGCGAGACTCTCTTCATTTATATCATCAAATTCTAGATGAATATCACTCACGTTATGATATACGCTTGCACTATACATTGCCTCACTCTTCTTAGCATAATCTGCAAGGTCTACTATAGCACGGAAGTTTCCGAGTTTCTCCCATTTTGAAGCATCATAAGTTGCACTGGTATCACCAGTATAAATATATTCCTCATATAGATTCTGTGCAACACCCTTAGGATCTTTAATAAGATAAATATGCTTCTTAATATTAGTTGTAGGAAGAGCAGTTACTACTTCTGCAACTGTAGTATCAAGATTACCTAATTGGGCTAATGGAACATTGCCATTTGAATCAAGTCCTGCAACACCATTAGCTTCACCAATAGGAATCATTTTTCCACTTGCAAAAAGATAATTAACCCCATAATTACTATTAGTAATATTGGATGGGTCTATTCTTATAGACTTACCACCATCTGCATCATCACGAAAAGACACACTTCCTCTAATTGTACCACCAGTTAATGATAAATAATTAATATTAACCCAGTTCTTAATCTTCTCCCAAAAGGAAGCAAGTCCAATTGCGTCTAGAAATTGCATAATCTATTGTTTTAAATTGTTATTTACTAGTAATATCTGTTATCTGTTCCTCCGTGATTGCTGGAGGGAAGTCCTTCGTCACGATGTCGGTCACTCTGTTTGAAATATCCTTGTAGATGTCCGTGCCGAGTTTTTTTGCTGTCACGCTGCCGTCTCTGATGTTTCCAGTTGATATACAGTTCTCGGTCAGATGGTCGTGTTTGACCGCTCCCGGTTGTAGTTTATCTGAGGTCACACAATTGGATGCTAGGTGTCTGTTCTTTACAGAGCCATCGGCAAGCTTCGCTGCCGTTATCGCCCCATCCGCAATTTGCGTTTCCGTTATTGTTATCTTGGCGAGTTCACTCTTGATAATCCTAACGACTGCATCGTTCTCCAGTTTATCGTCCATCATGGCAAGCATCCTGCTTAACTCGACAACGATGTCGTAAATTTCCGTGCCGACACGCACCGCTGTGTTTTCTCCAACCTGCGTTGCATCTCGTATCAGCTCTGCCATACGGAGCATTTTTTGAATATCCTCGTTCATGTCTTATGTGCTTTTAGTTGCCTATTGCGTGAATGTGCGCCCTTGTTCCTCGCTGTGCCTTCACTTCTCCTTTCGAGGTGAATGCCTTGAGATATTCGAGTGCATCTGATAAATATCTTTCTGCCATGTCCATGATGTCGTTGTATTGCTTGTTGTTCGACAAATCTTGAACATGATCTGAATAATTGTCTCTGTGGCGCATTCCACCTGCCCGGCTTATAATTGTGCCATCGGCACGAAAAAGTCTCGCATACGTGAAATAAGCGAGAGCCTTGCGTATTCCGCTGGTGTACTTCTGCACCTTGGTTTCGTCTTGGCTGCAATCGTCCTCCTTCTTGGTGGTGTATTCGCCACCGTCCAGGAAAGTTGCAGGCTGGAAATCGGGCAATACTGAATCGCCCCACTCTCCCTGCTCGGTCGCTGCCTTGAACCGCTCCCACCCGATGGCTGGTATGATGTTTGCATCTTCGCATTCCCGAATGTATGCGTTCACTTCATCCTCATCTAGGTGCGTGCTGGTCGGTCTTGCCAGTTCCCGGAACTGATCAACCGTGATAAGTTGTTTTCTTTGTTCTCCCATAGGCTCAATCAATTAGTCTATCGTGTTGTTCCCTGCCACCTCGCTGCTGATATACTTTAGCGGCTGTAGCTTGGGGTCTAGGTTCTGAATGGCTGGGTCGTGCCAATTCTCGAAAATCTTCTTGAAGGCTCGCTCGATGAAACGCTGCTCGGTTGTCACTTCGCCAGCATAGTATTCGTAAGCGTCCTGCATAACTTGTCCGCTGAATCCCAGCTTGCCAATACGGATGGAGTAGAAGAGTTCTTGATGGAACTGTGCGTAGATGCGTTCAATAACGCTGCTGTCGGTCACGCTGAACTCCTTGTCGAAGTTTTTTGTAGGGAAAGTCACAACCTTTGGTTCGTCTTCCTCGTTCTCAACCTCTACAGCTAGAATCTTCGCTGTGTTCTCGTCCCCTTGGAACTGCAAAAGGTCTTCATCGGAAATCATCTGTCCGCTCTCCACCTCTTCGCCATTCTCATCGAACTTTGGAACGCCCTTTTTGGTTACGAGCATGCACGATACGAGGAAGTTATTGCGGACGTTTCGCATTTTGACGTTTCCCAGTCCCTCATCGGTCGAAATCTCAGTGATGGCTGAATCGTAGCTGGCTGTAGGATAGATAAACTGTCCGTCTAGGCTCTTCCACAGAATCTGCCCCTTGTAGCTGTCGATACCGCCTGCGTTTTCAATCTGTTCAAAAACGATGTCGGGGTCGGGATTGAAAATGTTGATGCGTTCAATAGTCTTGTCGTTCACCATCAACCGCTTTCCGTTTCTCGTTTTCTTCTGCTCCCAGTCGGGATGCAGCAAGACGTGCGCCACGCTCCCCTTGTCGTCCGTCTCTTCCAGTCGGCAATTTTCAAAGGGTACGTGGCTCACGCTCGACACCTGCCCTAGAACGTTGTAGTTTACATGAAGGGCAAAGCCTCCAAAGCGTGCGAGGTCTTGCGCTACGTTTCGAAGCAAATCGTCTGCCGTGTCCCCTTGCTGGTTCATCGCCAACGCTGCTAGAATGTCGCTATCAAAGCCGTAGCCTTCAATGAATCGGGCATATCGGTTAAGGCACAGCATTGCCGTACCGCTGGCTTCCGTGATGCGTGCGAGGTTCTGCGGATAAAGATTATCATATCCGTATGCCTGCATCTTGAATCGGCTGACGTAGCCAATATCAACCCTTCGCTTTGGCTTCTTAACTGTCTTAACGTTCATACTGCTTGTGTCGTTTTACTTGTTGTTTTGTTACTCTTCCTTGCCTGCTTTTTCGGCTTGGTCGAGGTCTTTCTTCTTGTCGCTGCCTGCTGCTTTTTCGGCAGGATTTTTCCCTGCGGTATCATCTGCACCGCTGTCGCTGCCTGCTGCTTTTTCGGCAGGATTTTTCCCTGCGGTATCATCTGCACCGCTGTCGATGTCTGCTGGCGGCTGCTTGTTCTCGGTGAGTTCATCACTGGGTATCTTCTGAAAGTAGCTTTCCATGTGTGGGTACTTCGTCAGATATTCATGCGCTACCTTGTCGGTAAGGTTCTCATTAGTGAAAATCTTACCATGGTAGAAGTCCGGGCAGGAAATGATAAAACCTGCCTTCATTGCGTAATTACATGTTTTTGGCATTGCCTTTTCTTTTTTGAGTTTTAGATATATTTCTATCAGAGCATCGTGGTAACACTGCTGGCAGGTTGTCGGTACAAACCGCTTGCGTGTTACCTCGAAGTAAAGAGTTTCGATAACTGCCTTGTCGGTTGCATCAAAGGGACTGTCGAAACGTGCCTTCAACTCCACGACCTTGGCTGTTGCTTCCTTGTATGTCATAGGCTACGCTGCTGCTTCCGTCAGAAGGCTCTTATACTTGGCTGCTGTGGTCTCGCTGTCTGTGTCAAAGAAGAAGTAAGCTGCCTTTGGTACGCTCTCCTCTTCCAACGTGATAAGCCAGCCACCCTCGGTGTCATCTGAGTACTTGTCGTTCTCGCCTGCACTTGCCTTCAGTGCCTGCGCATATCCGAATACCTGGTACTCTGCACTTCCGTCCGCTCCCTTAGAGAGGTTGCGCAGGATGATAACGAACTTTCCGTTCGCCAGTCCATCGATAACATTTGCGCAAACGTCAGGTGTGTTTGCCAATACCACGACTGCTACGGTGTTCTTCCAGCTGTTGCGGTACGTGCCAACGGTCAGCTCGGTCTTGGTTCCGGTAAAAGGCTTGCTGCCCTCCTGCCGGATGGCGTATGCTTTCTTGCCAGTCTTCAAGACCAATGTTTTAATTGTATTGCCTTCGACAACGCACTTAGTGAAGTCAATGTCGTCTCGGTTGATGATAAGTCCATCGCCCTCCAGTCCCTTTGTTACTTGGTCTTCGCAAGGGATGATGATGTCCTGGGCGATAAGGCTCTCGCAAGTTGTTGCCATATTAATTCGTTTTAAATTGTTATATCCCCAACACCGTTTTGTGGGTGTTGAGGATTGTCAAAATAACTTAATACTAAACTGAAAATTTGGAGCGATTAGTAAGCTGCATGGATCATGTCCTCTTCGAGGAGAGCCGTGCCAATCTTACCGGTAGCATAGAGATAGTTTCTGCGCTCCTTCTGGTCGAACCAGATGTCGAGGTCGCTGATGAGGTTATCTGCATCTGTACCAATCATAAGGTGCTTCGGATTGCAGAATACCGCACGGTGTGGAAGGTTGACTGTCGTTGCGCCCTTCTCGTATGCTTTAATCATTCTATCCCAGATGCCGACACGTGCAATCTTCACTCCGTTGTAGGTCGCTACTTCGAAGCCATCGAACAACTTCTCCCATGGCATAATGTCGTGGTAGGTCTTCTTTAGGTCGTAGGTCAATGCGTCAGCAAGCGAGCGTGTCATGAGCAATACGGCATCGCTGTCGTCAACGATACGTGTGTCTGCATCCATCAAAATGGTGTCTACAAGTGTAGTAGCCGCACCACTCTTGCGCAATGCAGAAATCTGCAATGCTGCCGTGGTCTCGCTGTTGGCTACGATGGCGGTATGTTTGGTCGCTGTGGCTTCAAAGATGCGCTTGAACAGACCATCGCAGACGTTGAAATTACTAACATCTAAGCCTGCTGTCAGCTTGCCGCCACCGCCACCTTCTTCACTTGCCAGTGCTGCTGCCTTGCCGCCACCGCCACCTTCTTCACTTGCCAGTGCTGCTGCCTTGTCGCCAAGCCAGCCGAAACGCCAAATCATCTGCTGCATGGCTCGCTGGAGTGCATCTGCATAGATTGCCATGAAGTCGGTGCTGGTGAGGTCGCCAATGGCTGTACCAGTCTTCAATGAATACTCTGCGATGGTTCCCTTCAATGCCTCGTAGCAAATCTTGATAGGGATTTCCCACTGTCCGAGTTCCCAACGCTTCTGAGAGTTTGCGATACCCTTCTCCTCATAGGTAGGGTCGCAACCGCCACCCTTCTTACCGACCATTTCCATCTCTCCGAGAAGAGCGATAGGGTCTTTCTCTTTTACCTTCTGAATGTTCACGAATGAAGAGAAGTCTTCATCGTTGTAGAAGGTTTCCTGCACGGCATCCTTGATGCTTGCGAGGTTTTCTGGCTCGAGTTTAAGGTTCTCGAGTTGCTGTTTTGTAAATCCTGCCATTATTTTCTTTTGATTTAATGGGTTAATACTTGATTATTTCTTGCCCTTTCTGTGGAGCTTGGCAAGTCTCTCCTTGATGGCGTTCTTGCCTTCCTCGACAGCGTTCACGTTGTCGCCTGCGCCCTTGCCGCTTGGCTGTCGCTGCGCTGGCTGATAGTGGCTGCTGTAGCCTGCCAACACCTTCTCAGCACCGCCTGCCATCTTCACGGCATTCAGGATGCGCATGTCTTCCTTGCTCTTTGCGAGTTTCTGTGCGCCTGCCAGCTGTGCCTTGGTGTCGTTCAACTGCTGTTTGAGTACTGCTACCTGCTGCTTCAACTTGGCTACGGTGTCGTTGTCGGTGCTTGATGCGCTGCCGCCATCACCGCCTTCACCGCCCTCATTGTCGGTGTCGTTGTCGGTGTTGTCTGCGGTCTGAATGTCGGTAATTACACCGTCCTCGACAACAATTGTCTTACCGTCCGGCATTTCAAACGTTCCGTCCGGACTTGCCTTGTCGCCAACTTGTGGATCTCCCTCTTCACGCTCAACGGTCAGAACTTGACCGTCCGATGTGTTGAGTTCCATCGCCTTTGGCTCTGCCTTGGCTTGTGGCTCTTCCACCACCTGCTCTGCTTCCTCCAGTGTCTTCACGCCCAACTTGGCGAGAATCTTGTCGAGGAGAGAAGCCTTTACTTCTGTCTTTTTCTCCATTGCTTTTGGATTTTGTTGTTTTGAATTAATAAAATTTTCTATGTTGCGTTTCGATGCGCTTGCGCTGAGTGGTACAATGGTGCTGCTGATAAGACCTAGGCGCAAAGCCTCGCTGGTGTTGATGAAGATGTCCTTATCCATAAGGGCTTGTATCTCTTCCCTATCGCACTCGCACCGCTCTACGTATGCGTCCACCATCTTATCCTGCCACATCTGCATTTCCTCGCCCAGGTTCTTCAAGTCCTTTGCGTTCAGCTGGTCGCCCAACCCCCAGCCAGGAACCCACGGATTGTGCAGCAGGAAGGCAGCGTTCTCGTATGCCTTGCGGCTCTCCTTTGGTGCTGCGAGCATGATGATTGTTGCCATGGATGCTGCCTTGCCCTCAACGGTGCAGGAAATCTTCTTGCCGCTCTGCCGCAGTCGGTCGTATATCGCCCAACCTTCGACAACAGAGCCGCCATTGCAGAAGATGCGCATATCGATTGTATCATCGTCTTTCGGTATGCTTGCTGCAAAAGCATCTATGTCTTGAAAACACACGCAATCACCTCCCCACCATTGATACCAGAACTTGTTGTCTTGACTGTCGATGTCGTTGTATATTCTGAGTTTTGCCATTGAATCGTGATTTTTTAAGTTTTAAAACGCTGCAAAGATACGATATTTTTCAATATGTTTATCTCGTAAGCAGTTAATTTTTCTAAACAAGCCCAAATTTTGCGCTCTAAGCGGCTTTTATTACCTTGGGTGTGTAACTTTACCACCTTCAAGCGAAAACAGCTCAGAACGCAAATCTTGATGAAATAACTGCAACCTTAGATCCTGCCGATATTTTCTATCGTCTGCACTCTACGCTGGGTGCGGTTTATTTCCTCAACGCTCACTACTGGCTGTGGAGCCATCTGATACCCTCTAGCTACAGCTGCCGCCAGCATATCCATGCCGATGTTGCTGCCTCCGTTGTTCGCTACGATAGGAACACCACCGCCTAGCTGGTTGAATGCGGATAATATAGGGCTGAACATCGAAGTCGCCTTGGCGGTCATTACACTCTCGCCATTGGAAAGCCTTGCCGGGATGCTGTCGCTAGTTCCGGTTCCAGAGCCTTGGACGTAGCCACCAGTGGAGAAGCCCTTGACGAGTGCTTTTGCTCCTGCAAAGGCTGCCTTGATAAGTACCATTAATGCTGCTGCACTCGCAACACCTCCCCACGACTTGCTTGCAATCTCCTTCGCTAGGATCTGTGCATAGTAAGCGTTAACTGCTATTTCGATAGCGTCAAGTATTGATGTCAGCATAGATTTGAGGAATGAGTGCAGCGATTTATCCTCGCTCTCAAAGAACTCGGACAGACCGTCTCCCATGGTTTGTATCATGTCGCTCATCATTTTCAGTTGCTCTTCCGTCAAAGCTGCCTTTTTCTTGTTGGCTTCCTCTTGCTCCTTGACTTCTGCATCGCTCAAATCCTTCTGTAGCTGCTCTTGCACGGCTGCATAGTTCTTGTAGGCGTCCATCTTGCTCTGAAGGAAAGCCTTGTATCTCTCCAGCTTGGCTGCATCGTCTTCCTCTCCAGTGCCACCGTTCATGATGTCCGCATCCTTGCGTGCCTTCTCTGCATCCTCGAACTCCTTGTTGAGCTCGTCCACAATCTCCTTTGCTTGGTTCTTCAAGTCCGCTTTCGCCTTAATCATGATGTCGAGAAGTTTTGCCTGCATTTCCTGCGCTTTTTCTGCTCCGATTTGCCCTGCCGCCACGTATGCGTCAATGCTTCGTGCCACCATGTTCTTCTCCAGCTGTTCGAGGTCGTTGCTGTAGTCTCGCTCGTTGTCGTACATGCCTGCGAGGTATCGCTTCTTTGCGTCCATTACTTGCTCGTTGTACTTGTACTGGATAAGCGCAATCGCTTCCTGCAATTCCTTTTCCTGCTTCTTCCTGCGCTCGGCTTCCTCCTTTGCCGCCTTGTCGGCTGCTGCCTTCTCCTTCTTGGTCTTAGGGGTAGTGCTGGCGATATTAGTGCCGTCCTTGAGCTTTGTATTGTCGGTTGTGGCGGTCGCCATGGATGGCGCATCTGCGCTGACTGGTATCTTGATGTTAGCATGGTTAAAAGTATTCTTCATGCCACCCACGATAGCATCAGCCATTCCGCTGCCGAATTTCTTCAAGTCTCCCCAAGCCTCCTTCACGGTATTGCCAAGACCCGAAAAGATGGAGTTGAAGCCGTCTCGCATCTTATTCACGTCAAAGGAGAAAAAGCCCTCAAACATCTGCAACAGTCCCCTCACTGGTCTTGCAACAAGCTTAATGGCATCTATGATGATGTTGAAGGCAAGCAAGGCAACCTGCCCGACAGACTTAAACGCAAAGCCTATCAACTGAATCAATCCCCTAAATGCCACGCTTTGGTTATAGAGGTTGATGATAGCCCTCAATAGTTTCGTTAGATGGTTGCTTACGAATGTTGCCGCCTGAGCCTTCATCATTTCAAAGCCGCCACCAGTAACGTCAAAAAGTGCACTTGCGGTATCCTTCAAACGCTTGTTGGCTTCCACCTGCTTTTCCTGAGCCTTGGCAACATCACCGGATTGTTCCTTGACCTTATCCATGTTCATCTCAATGTCTCCGAGGGTCTCGATGTACTTTAGTCCTGCATCCTCGCCAGGACCTCCAAATATATCTGCGATGGCTGTTCCTACCTTGGCTGATGAAGCAGGGAACTCCTTTAGCTTGTTACCGACCTCCTGCATGATGTCGAATGTGGTCTTGCTACCGTTTTGCAGTTCTTTCTGAACTTTCTTGCTTGATATACCTATGCCATCCAATGCGGCTGCTGTTGCGGTAGTCATCTCTCGAAGTCTAAGATTACCCTCCTTGATGGTGTCAAGACCCTTATCAGAGAATATTCCCTGCTTGGTGGCGTTGGTTGAAATTGCCACGAATTGCTCCGCATTCAATCCAGCCTCCTTCAGGTACGTTGGGTATTCCTTCACGTTCTCTAGGAACCCATCACTAGCATTCGCACCAGCCACAAAGCCATCTTGCAAGAGCTTTAGCGATTCTGATACACTGATGCCGAACTGCTTGCTCATTACATTTGCGGATTGCAAGGTTTCGCCAAAATCCACGCCAAACGTCTCGCTGATTGCCAAGGCTTGATTTCTCACTGATTTCATTTCGTCACCGAAAAGCCCAGTGAACTGCATGGTCTTGCGTGTGGCTTCCTCTATGCCCTTGTTGTAGTCATAGAACCATTTGAAAGCCATTCCGACACCAGCCACACCTGCCATGGCGAGGAAATAAGGGTTGGTCAATAAGGAAAGAGCCGTATTTTTCAACGCACCAAACTTTACCCTTAGGTCTTCCACGGACTTTCCCATTTCCATGACCTTTCCGATTCCAGTATCATTAACAACATCAAAACCGAAAAACTCGGTGTTCTGTAGGTCGTCAGCCGCCTTCATCATGGAATCGTAATAGCTGCCGACACTGCGCTGAAATCTTCCAGTAGCCTCCTCAGCCTCTTTCAGCTCCTCTATCAAGTCTTGGATATGCTCCTGCATCTCCTGACCCTTGGAACTATCACGCTCGGCACGGCTCATCTCATCGTAAGCCTTGGTGGCATTGGAAAGCTGGGCACGCAGCTGCTTCAAGCTGCCCTCCTGCTCGTTCTCTGTGCGCACGTTGTTCTGGATCTCCTTCTGCAAGGCTCGCACGTTGTACTGGTACTCTTTGATGGTTGCGTTGATGGCTTCCGTCTGCACCTTCATTTCGTTTGTCGTGATGGTTTTGTCTTTTTCCTGCTGCTGCAAGTCCTTGATGCTTGCCTTTAGCTGGTCTATCTTCTCCTTGTATCTGATGATGCCATAGATTGCATCCTCGTACTTGACCTTGATGTCAAGAATCTGCTGTTTGTCTTCACTTACCATAGTTCTTTCTTTTTAGTTGTTCAACTCTATCATTGTAACCTCGCAATATCCACTGCTTGTGGTCTTGATTTCGAGAACCGCAAAATACGCTCCGTACTGCGCAAGGTACACTGGCTTCGTTTCGTCAAAATCTAGTATATCCAAGTCCGACAGATTGAGCCGTTCCGTGATTACGTGCGCCCTGGCGATACTTGCTGCAAGCTGCTTGTACTTCGTATCGAATATGTTCTGAAGGTCAATACCAAATCGAAGTGCAGCTTGCTCCTTATCATCTCTTAGCGTCATTATTCGCTCCTTGCATCCCTTATACTCTCCACCATTCTTCATGCCGAAAGAATCAAGTGTTCTTATCGGTATGCGGTTGTCATCGCTGGCTGCAAAAGGTAGCGTCCACGTGTCCTGCTCATAGTCCAAAGTTGTGTTGCTGATTGCGAGGTCTGCATCATAGTCCCCGGCTGTCTCTTCGTCTTCCTTCCACTTGTAGCGGTTGTGCTGCATGAAGTCAGAAACGGTATACTCGCTTTTTCGTGGCGAGCCTTGGCGATCATACGGAATGAGTTTTCCGCTCCAGTCGTAGGCGTTTGCCTTGTTTGCCCAAACTCTGGTAAACATGATAAACTGCACTTGCGTGCTGTTGGTCAGTTGCCTAGGGAACGAGCCAGTTATCAAAGCCAAAAACTTAATGAAGTTTGTTACCTCGATTTCGGGCAGGTTTATGCCGATAGGGAAACTTCCCCCAATCGGTACGCTGTCCCCACTCTTGACGCTGGCTGTGATTTTGCCGCCATAAACTGATGGCAGGTTGACTGTGTTCACTCCGTGCATGATAGTCTCAAACGTCAGTACATCGTCCTTCTTTAGCGATATTGTGTTCGTTCCTGCCGAAAGTAAATAAAGATAGCCATCGATAGCATAGCTGCGTAGTACGACCGGGTACTTAACCTGCCCATCCTCGTATTTCAAATCTCCGAACTCGTATTCCTGCGTGGATGCCTCACCTCCAGTAGTGCTTGGTGTTGTCACGGTCATTTTCACGCCCATAGGCAACTGAATCTCCGCTGCGTCTTCAAACTGATGTCTGACGTAGTATTGCACTTGCACATCAAAGGTCAGCTCGCAATCCTTTGTTATCGTCAGTTTCTGTACATCGCTGCCAGTGCTTGGTGTGACTGATGTCAATGAGTTGTTGACGGAAAAGGAAAGCGCACCCAGTCCGTCACGGCTCTTGACGTCTGCGGTCAGATCACCGATGATTGTCTTGTCGTCTGCCTTGTTGTTGATGATAGGCACAACAAGGTTGTTCAACATCTTCTTTGCTTCATCATCCTGCCAAACGAAAGATACGCCCGACTTCCTCGCTATCCTTGACAATAGCCAGTTTACGGTCACACATGGCTGCAAGAATTTTGGGGACGTTTTATATTCATCCACCGCAACATCATCGCCTACGAAATCCTCCTTATTATCACCATCTATCATTTCGTGCATAGGTGTCAGCCCGGTAACTGATAGCGACAGAGTGCTGTAATATTCGGCAGGTGCATTCACTACAAGGTATGCAGCCTTTGCCTCTCCTCTGATGGTATATTCGCCCAGCGTCTCATCTTCTCCGCTCACGGATAGAACTCGCATGTACTTATCCAGTACCGCATAGCTTCTATAATCGCCCTTTCCTTGCGCTTGCACATTTGCCGTTGATGATGGCAAGAATGGGATGAGAGCACAAATCTTGTCCGGTGCGTTCTCTATATTTCCACTGATGTACTTTCCTACCTCTGTGCCAGTTCTGATGCGTCCACGGCTATGCGGGTATTGTGTCGTGGTATACTTATTCCTCTGCACCAGATTAATACCAAAGTTATCTTTACTCTCAATTCGGTATGGATTGTAATAAGCAAAGAATATCCCCTTGCTCACGGCTTCCTCCCTTGTGTTCGGTGTGTTGTACTTTTCAAAAAGCACTCTGTCTGTCACTCCCAGTTCGTTCAGTTTCATTCCGCTCTCCAGTAGCTTCGTGAACGCTGGCATTATACCCCAGTAGATTGAAACCTCGATGCTTTCCTCGATGCTCAGAACGTTCAATCGTCCGTTCTGGATAATTTGTACACCTACACGGAAATAACTGCACTGGTGGAAAATAAAAGGGTATCTGCTGCAGCTCTTCGGTCTGTCCGCTTGCTGCAGAACTGAAAGGTTATGCACCGTCCGTGGTAACTGGATGGTGTACGTGTAGTTCGAGGTCATTTTCGTGACGTCTCGAAAAAGGTTGCTCTTGATGTCGAGCACCACATCGGTGTTCTCCGGCAAGTCCATCAAAACACCGTCAATGTAAAGTTGCTGGTCTATCATAGTCTCTGAACGTTAATGTTGTTAATAATCATTTCGCACACGAAATCCTGCAAGCAAGCTGTGCTCTTCGTGTAGCTTCCTGCCTTGATTGTTACGCTCATCCACTGGTCTTCCTCTTGCGTCCAGTCTCCCCCTAGGTACATGTCAACGACTGGGCTGCTGGCTAGGTCTTGTAACATATCGAACGTATCACTGTCAACCAACGGAGCACAAAGTTTGATTGAGTCCGTACGATCATATCCCTGCCTTCTTCCATTATCGCCATAGTAGCCGTATAGATAATCGGCTAAATTGTTGCGTATGAAACTCAGGTCGCTGGCTATCTCCCTCGTTTCCTCCCCAGCCGCAAAGAGCCAATAGCGGATGAATCCGTGACGGTCAATCCAACGCAGATAGATACCACTCTCAGCATCGTCTCTGTCGATGCGTAACAATAGTGACTGCTTACCTCCGGTGGTTAATCTGAAAGTAAGGTCGAAAGTATTGTCAAACGTTCCCTGCTGAATCTCTCCATCATAATCGTATATGTTCCAGTATTTTGCACCACTCGGCAATGTGTCTGCGTTGAAGTCCATCATACCGTAAGTCGGAATCTCCAGTAGCTTATTGGGTGCTCCCTCGTAACCGATTAGTAGTTTAGTGTTCAACTTGCTTAAGTATATGCCAAAGGAGAACGGATAATGAGTAAACCATGTAAGCCGTTTGTAGCCGTTCCACGTCTCCCCATACTTTGGTGCGCCCCAAACCATGTTCGTAGTGAAATCGATGCTCGCAAGCTGTACGTTTCCGGCATCGTATGCGTTGACCTCGATACCCACGAGAATGTTTAGAACGCTGGAGTCATAGCGTATTGTCCAATCATAGGCTGCATTGATACGTCCGTCAAAAAGAGCTTGCACGTATGTCTTGAAGTCCGTTATGCAACTGCCGTTCAACGTTTCCACATTGTAGGAACGTTCTATGTTGTTATATCTGATTATTACCTCAATCCACGATAGGTTGCTTCCGCTCGCCATGATGATGCAAGGCAAGAATGCGAAGCCTACAGCGTCCGGGTATTGAATCGTGATATTGTTTGTTGTTGTCTGTCTCATACCGTCTCATTGTTTAGTTTGATACTTCCCACCGACTGGTGGATTAAGAATATAAGTCGCTGCCCCAGCCGCTTCATTGTGTCGGGCACAACGTTGCTGTATACGTCAGCCCTGCCGCCAGTCCGGTGCAGTTTAGAACCCTTGTTGGCGATGGTGTGGGCGATGGCTCCTGCCATGCTCATGTCGCCACGCTCTTGTGGAGTGTACTTGTGCTGCCGCTTGGTCTTGTAGGGGATAGGTCTGCCATGCAGTCCCTTGTCCTTCATCCACTGCCGGATGATGCCACGGAAGCCGTATGGTATCTTGCCTGACCTTCGTCCGGTCTCCAGCACCCCGAATGGCTTGTGTCCCCATAGGATGGTTTCTTCCTCGCTGGGCTGCTCCACCTTTAGGCTCGCTATCGTTCGCCCTGATGCGTTTTGTCCGTTGATACGAATGTGGTTGATGATAAGCTGCCGTGCTCTCTCCACTTCCTCCCTCATTATCATCGATGCCGCCTTGGGGTCGAATTGAATGCCTCCCTTGCTCATACCTCACACCCTCCTATGCTCTGTGTCAGCTGAAGGGAGTACATTACGCCCGACACGATCGTGCTCAAACGCTCGATGATGGTCTCGTAGTACTGCTGCCCTTCCAATGGTTCGAACTGGTGCGACTGGTTGATGGCTCGTATCATCCTTGCCCCTGCCACCTTCATTCGGTCGATGCACTCTCCGTTGTCTTCTCCATCCGCTGCCCTCGGTACGGTGTCGAGATAAGCCAGGGCAACGTTTACGGTGTCGTATACCCTGCCGTTGCGTATCTCTGTCGTGCCGCTTGCTGGGATGATGCAGACGATTGCCGGATAGTTCAGTTTCTCCAGCTTGGTGTCCGCTGTGTCCCAGTCCTCGAATAGGTAGGTGTAGTCTGGTAGCGTGTCTGCTGCCAGCTGCTTCAATGTTTCTCTGATTGTTGCCATAATTATCTAGATTTACGTTTCATTTCTTCCGCTTGTAGCTTCTGCAGGTTTCGCTCGTACACGCTTCTCTTGTTGTCCATTTCCATGCACTTGTAGATGCGAAGCCATGGTGTTTTTAGAACCTGGTCGTGGTCGCTGATGCCCATCCTTACCGCATACCAGTCCAGCATGCCGAACAGTCCGAACCGCAGGGTATCGATGCCTGCCTCCTTCTCCAGTCGTGTTGGCTTCGCTGTGTCTGTGCTCTCGAAAAGCTTGTTGATGCGCTCGACCTCTGCTGTTACCCAGCCGATGAGCATAACGACATCAACCGCCCTAGCCTGCTCCACTTCCTTGTGGCTCAGACCGAGGACGGTTGTCACTATCTGATACAGACTTTCCTCGCTGTCTGATAGCTGGGAAAGGTCTATCAGCTGCCCGATGGATAGCTGGTTGAGATTGTCGGGCACTGATTTCCCTCCGACAAACGCTGGTCGTGGCTGCTTGCCGATTTTATAGCTGGTGTGCCTAGCAACTGCCAGCCAGTACTTGAATGTAGTGTTATTATCCATATGCTTTATAATTTTGTCGTTATCTTTGTCTCAATACGTGCGCCCTAGCCGTTCCATGGCTCGCTACTGATAACTTCTTAAGGGCTACGTATCGTATTGCGTCTATGCCGTGGTTAAATGCGTCTATAGGCTGGTTCGTGGTCTCTCCATCCCTTGACTTCTTCCACTTGTATTGCTGCATGTTCCCGATGATGCCGTGGCTGCGTCTTGTTATGTTGATGCGGAAACGCTTCAAGATGTCGATACCGTTGTTGATACTGTCCGCTCCCTTGGTGCTGCCGATTATCCACAGCCCTCGGTTGTGTATCTCCTGAATGCTCTTAGGCTCTGCCGAATCCGCAATGATAAGGTCTCGTTTCGTCCGTCCTTGTTCCTTGCATCGGTCTGCGATGTCATCGTTCGTCATTCCAGGCTGGTAGATTTCTTCGTCCACCCATAACTCTCCGTGCGCCAATATAACGTGCTCCAGCGCAGTTGGGTCGTTGGTGAATCCGAAGTCCATACCCCTGCATTCCATCTTCCACTCCTCCCTTGGTGGCAGCTTGTCAACGATGCCCCAGTTGGTGAAGATAAGCCCGGTTATCTTTCCGGTCAATCCTCTTGCATACACTCGCCACAGTTCGGGGTCGTCAATCTCTTCAATTTTCTTGTGCTCCTGCTCAGTCAGGAATCGGTTGTTTCGGTGGTCACTTAGGATTAATCTGCAATCATCCCTGCCGATGATGTTGTTGTGTACCCAGAACCTTGCAGAAGGGTTGTAATCGATGAACACCTGCTTTCTGGTTCGGATTGCCAGCTGCCAAAACACTTCGTAGGGCACACCGTTCGCCTCGTTAACAAACAGATAGTCTCGCTTACCGTTCTTTGCGTCCTGCGCATCTTGGTAACTCTTGAACTCGATGATGGAGCCGTTCTTTCCTCTGTAGCTGCTGTCGCTCTTGTTATTCTTGAACCAGTCCAGCAACTCTGCCCTTGAGTGCAGGATGGTGTCGAGGTCTCGCATGGCTCCCACTTTCAAGTTCGGGAGGTCTTGACCGCACACCGTGATAATTGCCATCGGATGCTCAAAAGAAAGCACTATAAGACGCTGCATGATGGTGTATGTCTTCCCCGAGGACGTGCCGCCCTGGTTTACGAGAAACCTTGGCTTCACGTCCGCATTCGGATCATACAGTTCACCAATTACGTCAAATAGTGCCATACTTCAAACAATAAAACTTAAAACAAAATTATGGTTAAATTATTCTTTATCCAATCCTTCACGCTCGATTACTTCCTGCTCGCTGGATGCACACTTGTGCCCCGAGTTGATGTAGCGTACCTCGATGCCGCCTTGGAATCCTGCGTTCAAATCGAGCACGACCTTATCCAGTCCGAGCAGCTTGCAAATCTGCGTCTCTGCCTTTAGGATGATGTCGAGGTAGCGTGGTTCTCCGAGTCCTCGCTTCTCGGCATCGTACATTATCGCCTTGACGGTCTCGATGGAAATCTGCTTTCCTCGCTCATCAAAGAGTGGCAGTCCCTGCTGGGTCGCTGTCTTTTCGTGGTAGTCCTCTTTGGATTTCTCCCACGCTTCCCAGGCTTCACGTATCACCAGCTTCAACCTTGCCACCTCGCTTGTTATCTTTTCGTCCGTGTCGGTCAGTCTCTCTTCCCTCCACTCCTTCAATAACCGCTGAATGTCGCAGTGCGCTTGGTTGTATTTCGGTCTGTCGAGCCGCTTGCGAACCTCTGCCGTGATTTCTCGCTCCGTCCATCCTCTTCGGTATAGGGGTGCGATAATCTGCAAGCGGTTCTCGATGTCGATTTTCTGCGCTCGATGTTTATTGTTGTTACCTTGTGGCATATTTTGATTCCTTGAAATTTATTTGATTTTTTATAAAAATTCTACTTGAAAAACTTGCATATTTCAAATAAATTTCGTATCTTTGCAAACGTAATAAGGGAAGTGTCCTTACTTACTGAAACCCTCCGAGGATGAGGGAAAAGTAAAATGAAATCCCAAAGTCTTATGAACGTACTGAAAATTTCATTAAAAATTTGGAAAATAGAAATCTTATCATTTACGATTAGATTATTCTAACTCCAAGGGGTGGTGCTCGAACCACCACCCCACTTTGGGATTTCGTTTGCAAATTTACGAATTAATTTTCATATCACCAAATTTTTAACATTATGAGTACTACGAATGAAACTACCTCCAAATCTTGGGGAGGTGCTCGCAAGGGTGCAGGGCGAACGAAGAAATACGCTGCAACATTCTATTTCGGTGCAACCGAGGACGTGGCTAACATCTTGGCAGGGGTCGATAAGAAAGACCGCAGCGACTTCATCAACCAGTGTATTCTCAAAGCGATGGGCAGGGGTTAATCTCCTGCCTTTTTCGTTTCCGCTCCCTTGGAGTTATTTTGTGCGAATTTTGCGTGTGTGCCGCTCTTTCTGCAAACTGGTGTAGTTTATCAACCTTGAAGAGAAAAGCCGACACATCGCAACTATTCGACCTGCTTCTTAAATTCGTCTATCTTGACTGCTTTCTCGCCAGTCAGCTTTTCCCATCGTGCAATGATAACATCGCAATAATGTGGGTCGAGCTCCATCAAGAACGCATTTCGGTTTAACTGCTCGGCTGCGATAAGCGTTGTGCCACTACCACCGAACCCGTCATATACATTCCAACCTTCCTTTGTGCTATTGCCCATCAAATAAGCAAAAAGCGGCACTGGCTTCATCGTAGGGTGTTCCCTTGATACCTTAGGTCGAGCCATATCAATAACCGTTGTCTGCGCTCTGTCGTTGAACCAATTGTGCGCACCTCCATTTTTCCATCCATAAAGACACGGCTCATGCTTCCACTGGTAGTCCTGCCGCCCGAGACAAAACGAATCCTTGTTCCATATCAATGTCTCACGTAGCTCCAAATCTTTCGTGCTCATCAAAGCCTCTCTGAACCACATCGAATAATTGTCACGGTGGAAAATATAGAAAGCAGCACCCTTCTCCATGGTTTCTTCTGCTGCCAAAAATGCAGCCGATAGGAAATCTCGGAACTTGTCATTATCCATTTTGTCGTTCTTGACCGTCAGCCCATCCGTTCTATGCTTTCTCTTGCTCATCATAGCAGAACCTTCGTAGCCATATCCAACATTGTATGGAGGGTCTGTAAGATACAGATTAACCACTTGCCCCCCCATAAGGAACTTGACCTGCTCTGCATCCGTGGAGTCACCACACATAAGGCGATGTTTTCCGAGTTGCCACAGTTCGCATTCCTTGCACCGCTGTGGGATTTTCTCTGTATCCTCATCGAACTCATCGTCCTTTGCCTCCTTCTGATCCTCGTCTGCCTGCTCTCCATTTTTTAAGGAATCAGGACTCATCCACCCTTGCAGCTGCCAGTCTTGAATACCCCAGTCCTTCAAGAGGTCGGTATTCCACTGGTTCGCCAGTGCATCGGTGTCCCAGTCTCCGAAGCCTGCATTATCCTTGATGATGAATTCTTTCTTCTGTGCTTCCGTGAGGTCTGATGCCATAACGATAGTTGCGGTTGGCTGCTCCTTCCACAGGCTCCAGTAGTAGGCGGTTAACCGCTTCTCTGCATCGGTAAGACGCTGGTCTGTGTCGAGAACGTCCATGATGGCTTCCGGTGTCATGCTCACGATGTGGCAGAGTGCCCTCGTTCTCATATTGCCACCCAGTGCCTTGTAGGTCTCGTCTACGACTATCGGGCGAAGCTGGAGCATCTTAGGAAATACAAGAATGCTCTTTACCAGCTTTTGAAAATTCGCCTCAGTTATGGTTCTAGGGTTCGCCTCATTCTCGCTGACCCTTGATAGTGCGATTTCTTCTGTTTTCATTTTCTTCTGTTTTCATTTTCTTCTGTTTTATGTTCGAAATACATGCTTATCTGATAAACACTGGCGCAAAGATACGACTTTTTTGCTTTAGTTGTTCGCTCTTCGCATACTTTTAACTTTTTCCAACACTTCGTTTTTAATCTCATCCATCAAAGGCTCTGATGGTTTTCTGCAGGGTTGTCTGTGGTTTCTGCGGCTTCACTCTGACCTTGTATCCTGAACAGACCCATGCGAGGAGAAGTGCGTCTCTCTGGTCTTGGTTCATTCTCGGCATCTTTTGTCCTGCGCTTACAAAATAAGCAAGTTCGTCTTGGGTGATTTTTCCGTCTTTACCCTTCCAGCACTTCTTTAGTGGCTTGACGATTTCGCAGGGGATATTGTAGTGTTTGCAGCACTCAACGATGAGAATTCCGGTCTGATGGTTCATTCCGGTAGAGCGTCCGATTGCTGCTGCCTTGACTGCTGTCATGAAACGATTAAGCACATGCCAGTTGCTCTTGTTGAGCCAGCCGCCTTCAATAACGACCTTAATCTTCTTGCAACTCTCGTTCATAGCCTTGAGGTAATCTATCAATGAAGGAAAATTCATTTTATAGGCGAGAAACTTCTTGTCGTCAAAGACTGCTCCAACTCCGCTTTCCTGATTGTCGGGGTCGATTCCAATTATAACTGTTCCTTTTTCCATTTTTTCTTTAAAGTACTTATTTTGTTTAAATTTCACGCATAAGCGTTTATTTTGTTTTGCTGGTGTAGTTTATTATCCAACACCCTTTACGTGCGCATATACGTGCGCACATGCGTTATTATCCCTATCTTTCCCCTACCCCTTTCTTTCCCTTCTTTTTGGTTTCGATAGAGAAAGCTGGCAGGGATTCCGGAAGTTGTGCCTGCGCTTGCAAAATAAATGAATAACAAAATGTATATGTTGCAGGGTTCTTCCTTCTTCCACCGCCAGCCGAATGAATAAAAGCATAATTTCTAACGATTTCTTTTTCTTACTTCTTCATGTACCACCTCGCTTTCTTTGTTTGCTGTCAGACTTCGGGAGATGCGTTTCCGGCTCTCATATCTTAATTTCAAGATGTTATAAGTTATTTGTTTTGATAGGGAGCCATCCCCTTCTGTCCTCGCTGGTTAAAAACTCTATTATTAAACTCACGACCGATTATTCTTTTTGTTTTCTAGCAGCCATGCCAGATGCGCTGCCTGCTGCGGATTCTTGAACATGGAAAGAGCCTTATCTAAGTCCGGCTTCTTCCTCTCACGCATCGCTCTGTCGGCTACCCGGTTCTTTGTACCGTAGTTCCGGTAGTGCTTACTCCAGTACTCTTTCTGATACGCCCGGTATTTCTCACGGTTTCTTTTTCGCCATTCCTTCGTGGCTCTGAGGATCTGTTCCTGGTAGTACGTTCTGTTCTTCTCCCTTGTTACGAAGTCGCTCATTGCATTCAAGTATTACCTGATGTTCTACATATTGCTTGCGCTCCGGGCAATAGATGCCGTTTAAGCAGTTTCGCCCGGCATCGCAAGCCTTGCATAATTCACTCGCCATACGTCCTAGAATGGCAGGTTCTCAATATCGTAGTCAGTGAAGGCAATATTCTCGTGCCCCTCGTATTGGATGCAGCTGGTGAAGTCTCCCACTTTTCCTTTTTCGATAAGCAAGACTTTATATCGGTAAATTGCTTCCTCTCCACGATCACGAACAAAGAAGGCTGGCTGCCACTTGAATCTCTTTCCGTTCCTTACCAGCACCTTGTCGAAGACCTTGAAGGCTGGCTGCTTTTCAATCTCCAAAGTTTCAAGATTGAGCTTGCCACCAAAATGCTTCTCTAAAGTGTTGATGTAGGTCTGGGCTTCATCATCGCTAGCTTTCCTAAACGTAAAAGTTATCATTTCAGATACTTCTTTGTTATAATCTTCGAAACATTCTTTCCACAGATAATGCTTGCCTTTAAATCTTGTGTAGCGATTATCTTTAAACCCTTCAAAGATAACATGTATGTTGGCATCTCTATGAACAAGCACATCTCCCTTCTTGAATAACTTGCTCCAGTCTCTCATTTCTTTAGAAGGGAAGAGAAGAACTTCTCCTTCTTTATAGATTTTTCCGTTCTTGTCGAAGAAGTGTTCTCTTCCAGCTTCGTCCTCAGTCCAGATTGCTTTCGCACTGTCCTTGTCGTTTGCCATTCCACTGTGCCACACCCTTCCGCATATTGGCGTGTACAACTCTGTACCGTACTCTTCGTCTTTGAGTATCTCGTAAATATCAATATCTTTCTGTTCCATTGTCTGAATGTTTTTTATTGTTTATAACTTAACGTCTCCGAGTTTAAAATAAAGTTCCAGCAGTTCCTTGGTATTGAGCCAGAAATCGGTGTTGCCGATGTATACGTGATGTCGGTGTTCGTCCGTGATGATTTCTATCTTTTTCATATTTTTTTATTTAAAAAGTTCCTGCTGTGGATGAATGATGTCTGCTCGCTTCTTCTTAGCTGCCCAGAGAAGTAGGTTGGTGTTCTTGGTTCCAGCATTCTTCCCGAGGTATTTGATGATGTAGGTCAGAGCATCTTGAACCGCTTCTTTCTCATTACCGTAGAAGATGCCGAGATCGTCATATCTGCTCGGGTAGCCAACCGGACAAATATTACACCCGGTATTTCCGTTCTGAATATCGCACCCCCATATCCAGCCGAACTGGGTGTTGGCGGTCATTACCTTCCATCCCCAGTTGTCTGCACCCTCTACGGCATACTCGATTATGTGCGGATTGATGCAAGTATCATTAATGTTGTATTGGAAGCCTTCATGCTCTGCGACCGGCTTCTTGAAGTCGTAGCTGTTATCGGTCAGCCATTTGAACCAGTCGTCTGAGGTCTTGAATACAAGCCCTGCGGCTCTGCATTCGTGAAAAAATAATTCATTCATGGCTTTAAATCTTTCTGAAGTGTACGAACTTGTGGTCTTCTCTTTCGGTGTCCAGGCAAGCAAGATTCCTGCACATAATGCCTTTTCTCTTACCGTACAAGATGCACTCGTGGCAGTTCTCCACAGGTAAGCCTATATCCTCAACCACCTTGCAATTTACACCTTCAATGCTAATTGTCGACCCTACCGGGTATTCTGTCTTGAAGCATTCGTTGTTTACAATACATACTTCTTTTGCCATAATTCTTTTGTTTTAAGTATTTAAAATCTGTTTGCCTTATAATTTACCGCCCGAAGCATGAAAACGTCCCAGAGCGGCTGATTTTGCCCTCATCTGTTATTTTTCGGGCTTCCAGTCGATGCCCAGCCGCTGCAGAACTCCACGTTCGTAGTATCTTGTCAGCGAATCCTTTGCTGGCTTGTTGTTTGGGTTCTTCTTCAAGTCTTCGAGGTTCTGCTGGATTACCCACCGGAACTTGTTGTCTTGATTCTGCTGGCTCGCTGGCTGCTGGTGCTTGGCTTGCTCGTAGAGTTCCCCGATGCTCGGTCTTGCCGTTGCCGCAGGATCCTGCGCCTTGACTGCTGCCGATTGCGGCTGCTGGCTTGCTGCTGGCTCGTTGTTGAAGTTGCCTTCCAGCACCTTTGCGAAGTTCTGCTCATTACCGAATATCCAGTCGAACTTTCCGAGCCAGCCATGCTTATTATTGCCGTTCATGAAGTCAGATGCCATCGCAATGTCAATTACCCGGTACAGAGTTTTCACGTCTCCCTTGCATTGACGAACCCTTGCCTTGACCATCACCTTGCGGTTCTCGGTCATGAGCGTAATAGGCGGCATCGCACTCTTCGTCTCATCATGCTTGCGGTTCCAGTATTCCTTGACGGCAGCATAGTCTATCTTTTGAGATTTGGAAACCTTGCCGCCACCGGGTGCATCGGTCAAGACCGAAGCACTCTGAATACCTTCTTTAGAAGGTTTATTATCTGTTTCTTTAGAAACATCATTATCATTATCATACTCATTATCATTATCATTATCATAAGGTATACGACTTTTTTCTTCGTATACGTTCGTATTCGATGGTATACGTTCGTATTCGGTCGTATCAGTTCGTTCGGTCGTATCTTCCGCATGCTTTTTCTCCCACCGCTTTCTGATATTCTCACGGTTGCGTTCGCATTTCTTCTGATACTTGTCCGCATTGCGATCGATGTTGTCTTTGATAAATGAAAAAGCCATCCTTACAACTGGCTCTAGCTTGATTGTCTTTCCATCCCTTGCGTAGATGAAAAGTGCCCTAGTCAGCTGTCCGAGTTGCTCATCCGTAAGCCCCTCGATGATGGCGTAGTATGATGTGTATAAGATAAATGAATCGTTCATGATTTCTATTCTGATAATGATATTTTCTTTTCCAGCTTCCGTTTTAACACTGTAGCCATCCGCCCTGCCTTTACTTAATTAGCAATCTCCGTGCTCCCTGCACCTGCTTGATGTACTTGGCGCACGCTTTAGGATGGTCTGCCTGAAAAGCCTTGGCATCGAACTTCTCGCTTGCCTTCGGTGCTTTCCACGTTGCCAGCATCTTTCCGTTTCCGTCCACGATGCTCTCTGCGTCCCCGAAGAACAGCTTCAAGTTGTCCTCAATCTCATCCTGCTCGGTCTCCAGTTTCTTGTTCTGAACCTTGAGTTCCTTGAGCCTAGCAATCTGTTCGAGTATCTCCTTCGTTGCAGTCACTTCCTTGCCAGCTACATGTAGAGGAGACTTTAGGAGAACGTCTTGTGCGCTGTAGGCTGGCGGCTCTTGGTTGCCCACGATGTAGTCAAGCCAAAATTTGGTTATCTCGTCCCTCATCCATCCGAAAAATTCGGGGTCGAAGTCAATGTCACGGTAGCCGAACTCCCTACCTGCTGTCAGCCAGGCAAGTGCTCCATCCTTGTATTCGCCCACTCCGAGGTTCATCTGTAGCTGGCAGAACCAATGTTTCGGAAGGTCGTCTGCATCTATCTGCATCTGCGTAGTCTTGCACTCGAGGATGCTCTTGCTCGCTTCGTTGTGCGTTGCCCCGGTTCTCCAGAAGGTGCGGTCTGGACTTACTCTCAGATACGGAGTATCGGTGTTCGTGATGGTGTAGTCGTCAGTCGATGCCTTGATGATGTGGCAGTGGCTCTCTCGTTTAAAGAACTGCGCCACGGCATCCTCCAGCAGATGTCCTGCAACCATCGCAAAGTTCTCAACCTTTGGTGGGTCGATACCCTTCTTGCGTCTCCACAGCTGGTATGGTGTTTCCCATGGGTTCAGTCCCAGTACTGTGCCTGCCTCTGATGCTCCTATTCCCTTTGAGCGGTTCTGCAACCACTCCTCTCTGCTTTTGTATTTTATTATCTGTTTCATTGTCTGAATGTCTTATTTATCAAAAAAGAATTTTCTAGCTGCTGTAATAACGATCGTGCGAAGGAATTTATCCCTTTGCATTGCTTGAGCAATTCCATCTGCGAGGTAAGCGGTTTTACCGTGGTAAGCAATATGAAAATCGAATCCTTGGTTTCCGTCTTCATCTGCATCTCCAGTCGGCTCTATTGCAGCCTGCAGATAGCATCTTTCTTCTTCGGCTTCTTCTGCCCATGCCTTGTAACCATCTGCGGTTCTGTCAAAGTACTTGTCGATGGTGCTCTTGTGTCTCTGTTTGTTTTCTTTTTCTTCCATAATTTTACTGAATGTTTAATAGTTGCCACGGCTTCCCTTGTTAGGTTGTGATGGGAGCCCACCCCATAGGTTGTGCCGTGGCGGTTCGGGCAAACGTTATAACTTTATAAACTAAACTACTTTTTCGCTGCTGTGCCAGTCTTGCCTTGGCTGCGGTTCATTGCCTTCTCTGCCTTCTTCTGTGCGCTCTCGGCTGCTGCCTGCGCCTGCTGTGCGATTGCTTCCTGCTGCTTTGGCTTCTTGAAGGTCTCCTCTACGGTGGTCGTGCCTTCCTTGATAGCGTTGTACACACCAGCAAGCTTCTGAATATCCTCTGCCGTGACTTCCTCGGCTGATTTCTTCCCGATGTAGTCAAGCAACATAAGGTCTGTTACCTGATACACTTGGAAGCAGGCTACGCAGTTCTTCCACTGGCTCTGTACGCCAGTCTGCTTGATGTGTTCCAGTGCCTTCGCCTGCACTTCCTTCACCACGCTTGCAATCAATACCTGCGGCACGACCTTGCAGATTGCGTTACGCTGGGCGATCGCCACTGCTGCATTGCCAACAACCACCTGCATATCCTGCGAATAGGTGTACCCCTTCGATGTCAGAATGCTGCGCTTCACTTCGACAGAGTAGGCAACATTGCTCTCTAGGTCGTGGCAGACGCCTTGTGCCGTGATGGTCTTGCCATCGTTGGCGATGATGCGACCAGCGATACGCAGGTTCTTCCAGCATGCGGAAATGATTTCTGTAAATCGGACGCTAGGACCCTCGATTACTGTTGTCTTTCCGTCCTTGCTTTGTCGTTCGAGGTGATAAAAGCAATTGTATGCTACATCATCGTCCATCGCTGCCAGTGCCACCATGTTCTTCTTGCATTGCATGATGTCTCGAGGGAACTTGTGCGCTGTGGCAATCTGTCCGTCAATCTCCGAGCGGTTGATAGCTTCCAGCATTTCGCCACCGCTCACTTGAATAATTTCATTTTCCATAATTCGTTCTTTTTATTGTTCAACTTATTGTTCATTAACTCTAGTGGAAGGCTGGGGATTCGAACCCCAGTTGATTATTACACCACCCTTGCCTGCTGCTGGTGGATGCCCTTCCGTTGCAGGGCGCACGCTGTCGTTTCCGCATATTACATGGTAAAAACAACTAATTTTAGATAACCTTTGAAAAATGAGTTTTGCGTGCGCCCTTTGCCCTGCCGCTGCAGAAAGCCATATAATAATTGTTTAACATCGTAATCAAACCAGTTGAGCCATAAGGCTGTCGAGCCTGCTTTCCTCGAAGGCGTCCATCGGGTCTTGGTCTGCGTATTGGCTGTTCTCTTCCAGCCAGTCGTCCATCACGTCTTGATAGTTGACGCAGCCCTCGATGGCTTCCTCCAGCCGCTCGCTGTCGTTGTTGTTATTCTTGTGCGAAACGACCGCTGTGTTCCCGGTTCTGTCGCACCATACTGAAATGTCGCCTGCCTTGGTCTTGATGTCTACCCTTGCAACCGCTGGTCGCTGCGGTTCACGGTCTAACTCCAGCCAAATGGCATCGTACATTTTCTCTCTGCAATCCTCTATTATCTTCTTCATTCGTTACCTCCTCTCTTATTGAATATGTAACTTTGGAAGGTCTCACGGCACGACTTCAATACCTCGTTGTCGCCAATTTCGTCCACTGGTATGAGCGGTATGTTATCCAGTGCCACGCAAAGGTTGCCTTCAAACTCTCTGTACTGGATTCTCCGCTCTGCCTCGAAGTAGCACTTGTTGTTTAGTTCGCAACACTTTCGGGTCTTGCGGTTCGCCTTCCAGTTAGTGATAAGCCAGCAGATGTCTGTGTACTTCACGATCATCCTGCGCATATTGATTGATAACTTGCTCATAGGGCAATCCTCCAGACTTTTTTAATCTCTTTGCCCTCGAAAACCTTGCGGTTGTCGATTCTGCGGAACTTGACCTTAATCTTACCAGCCTGCAACCATCTGCGCAGGGTGTTGCGATGGATGCCCAGTACCTTGCAGGTTTCTGTCATGGTGTATCTGCCTGCATCCGCTACCTTTGGTTCTATGTTCGTCATAACTAAGCCCTCCAAAAGATTAAAGTTACTAATACGATGGCAACTGCCAGGCTTATTGCTTCGTCACTTGTGATAATCTCGATAAACTTCTTCATACGCTCTGAATGTTTAAATTGGTTTCACTTGATTACTTGCGTACGGCTGCACGTCTCTTCTTAGGTGTTATCAATCCAGCCTTGATGAGGATAACACGCACGTTCTGCTGTGTGCAACCAACACGCTGTGATACTGCGAGCATTATTCTGCTGTCTGAGGTCTCGGCAGGTGCTTTTGCTCGGAAATCTGCAAACATCGCTATGATGTTCTTCTTTCTTTCGTCCTGCTGCTTCTGCAACGGTGTCCGAAAATCATAATTAAAATTTTCTCCCATTTTTATTTGTATTTTAAATTATTTTCTTTATCTTTGCAAAAGAGTTTTTAAACTCGTTTCTAAAATCGAGTGCAAAAATAAAAAAAATATTTTGGAATATAAAACATTTAGTAGTGATTTTAATTTTATTTTAATATTATTTAATTTTGTTTTAATATGAACGGAGAAGAACTGAAACAATATATAAAGCGCTCGGGAATGTCCGTTGCTGCTGTTGCGGAGGAACTAGGAACTAGTCCGCAGAACTTGAATGCGAAGTTTAATCGCAAGTCTATAAAGATAGATTTCTTTCAAAAGATAAAGGAAATAATAGACAAGTGTGCCCCTCCCCTCCCTGCTGAGATGGAAGAGGCTGTTTTCGGTTCAAACGTCAATGGTTCGAACAGTTCAAACGTCTCCCAGTCAATAGGTAGTGATGCAGCACTGCAGGCTAGGGTCGAAAGCTTGGAAAGTGAAAATTCCTTTCTTCGAAAGCAAGTTGAAACCCTGCTTGCCATTGTGGGACAGAAATAATTTTGTAACTTTGCAAAATGAAAAAGTATGGTTAGTAAGTTAATTAAAGAGCACGACCGCAGGACGCTGCTTGCTACGTATCTGTACGGTGTCTCCAATCTGTTTATAAGCGGAACGGGCATTGGTGGGTTTTCACCATTGATTACTGGCGATGAGATAGGATTGTATAATATCCTTTTTATTGCCTTCGGTGTCATAGCGTCATTCGCCTTCGCTTATTTCGCTAATAATGTAATGAAGTATAATAATTCAAATGTTTAGATTATGGAACTAGCAACTTTATTTATGTTCATAGGTGCGGTTATCGGCACAGGTCTCGTGATTTGGTCTAAGACGAAATCTGGCGAGAAATGGTTGCGTGAACTTTAGTTCTCGCTCCAGGTACAATATCAACTAAAATTCTAAGTAACGATGAAAGATGAGGATTTCATAGAGCGGAAGGAGAAGGTTCTTCTTGCTGCCCTAGGCAAAAGCTGGCTATGGAAGGCTAGCAGGTTGATAATAGGCATCATCCCTCCAGTGGGTGCGCTTGTTATGCTGGTGCACTGCACCCTGCTCTCTTTGGGCTATAGGGCAAAACTCACAGAGTGGATATTCGACTGCTCGCTCTTTGGCTTCATCGCCTGGATCATCGTCAGCCTTGCCTATGGCTTCTGCTGGGTGCATCGGGCGTTCGCTACCTACGGAGTGCTGATTTCATTCTGCATCGACTTCCAGCGTTCTTTCGGGTTCGGTGTTTTTCGCCAGCCGCTGCAGCTGCTGATGGTCGCCCTAGGGCTGCTGCTCTTCTTCGTCTTCATCAAGAAAAAGGCTTGGAATGAGTTCTATGAAAGAAATATTAATCATTTAAACGAAAAGTAATATGAAAAAGATAATAATGTCATTCGTGCTTGCGCTTGTGTGCGTTGGTATGCATGCGCAAACACTTTTATCTAGGAGTTATGATGTTTCTCCAGTTATTAGCTACACCGTTTTTGAGCCGCAAAAAGACACGGTGTATTACTGGCAGATAAACAATGTTAATTCAGCTAAGATGATTGAATCTTTCTATCTTAGGTTTCGTGGAAGAAACGAACTGCAAAGAACGCTCAAATTTCTTGTCTCACTTGAAGGTGAAGAAAAGGGTAGGACTTACAGGCTTGACGACACGATTGACGGAAACGAGGTAACAACTGGAAAGGTAGAAGGTTTCCTCTTTATCCCATCCGCAGAAGGTGTTACCATCGAAAACAAAAAAGGGTTTCTTCCATCCTCATCATTCTATACCTACAAAAGTCTAGCTGATGTTGCCAAAGGTGGCTTTGATGAAATTAAAAGAAAGAAACAACCTCGGCAATTCTTGTTTGAATGAAGTATCTTAGTGTTCTTCTCGCCTACGAGAAATATTTACCAGTGCTCACCCCTTCCGAGGTGGATGGGCTGCTGGCTTCTCGCCCAACGCTGGCTCAGTTGCAGGACTGGTCGCAAAGATTGAATAACCACCGGGCAAGGCTGGAAAGCGTTTTCAGCGAAGCCTACAAAAAGATAAAATAATATGGAAGATAAAAATCTGATGTCCGCTGATGTGGATATAGTAGTTCGTTTCTTCTCTGCCATCGACCGCCTGAAGGCTGATGATTGCATTGGCGGTCTGAAGACAATAACAGACCGGTATGGTATCAACCGCTGGAACATCATGTCCCTGCGAGAAAAGCCTGCCGAGTACTACGGTCGCTTTCGTCCGTCTTGGGTTCAGTTCCTAGTCCGTGATTACCACATCAACCCATACTGGCTGCTCCTTGGCTCTGGTGAGTTCTATGCGACTGGCTTCACGGCAGAAATCGTGAAAAACCTGAATAAAAACTGCACAAGAAAAAAGCAGTCTGCATAAGTTTTTAATTTTCAATTATTTAAAACATACGTTATGATTTTAAGTAC